ATTCGTCCTCGGGGACACCACGCTCTTTTTCTTCGGTGCGAGTGTGGATGTCTTCACGCCACTGGGCAATGAGACGATTGTAGGCAAACCTCGATGCACCCGTGTGCTGACGTAGTTTCCGATCCTGCGACGCCGTGGGTTTCAGTGCAAACCTGTAGGGGCGAACAATGACGTCGGGGTCGTTCTTGTCCAGTTTCGGGGCAGCGGATTCAGCGGTCATTCATAACCGCCCCCATCGGCTCGGAAGTCGATTCCTCGAACAACAATCCGTGCTCGTCACAATCGATGAGGATAAGTCTTCCCGCTCGATGCACTGAAACGGACATGAGTTCACGGTGATACCACCGCAGCGCGTGATACGAGATTCCGCGCACTCCTGCCCATTCCTTAAGATTCATGCCACCTACTATAGGTTTATAGTGTGCTTGAGTCAACTAGTCGCACCTTGACTGGCAATTGCTGCCTCCCGCACCTTCCCGAACTCGCTGAGTGCCACATCCACCACGGACTGTGGAGTGCCCTTGTGGGCCGCATACGCCTTGAGCGCCGTCACGGGATCCACACTCGTCGACATCCCCGGAACCCTGATGTTCATCGACGGGGAATCCTTGACCGACTTGCGCACATCCACCTCAACCCCCTTGGACAGCAGGGTACGGCGCATCCTCTTCACATCGTCCCGGTCGGGATCGTCCACGGTGATCCGCACGAGATCGCGCGTATGGGCCATGTCCTCAATGTTGTCGGGCAGCGGATGGTCGGCGTCGCAACTCCACTGCCACAGATCCCGCACGGTGAAACCGGCGAACTCCACGTCACAGCCGCCATCGTCGTCGAAGGTGAGCACGGAGGCACCCTTGGCCTCGTCGGCCTCCTTGAAGGAAATCTTGAACGTCGAACCGGTGTAGAACGTCTTGACACCAAGCTCCTGCCGGGTGTGGACGTGCCCCAGCTGGGCGCTACCCCACGGGCCGGAGTCGAGCAGACGCACGGGGATGGGGGTCTCGGCCACTCCCGGAGACATGATCTCCTCGGAGCCCCGCACGAAATCCACCCCGTCGACGACACAGTGCGACATGAACATTCCCGGCCCGTCACCGAACCGTTCGGCCAACTCCTGCACGTCACAGACGAGATCATCGCCAGAATGTGACCGACCGGCCACCCGTGTCCACGGAAGCATGGCGAAGGTGAACCCGTCGTGGGTGAACACCTCCGGGCCATCGGCCACCCTAAGCACCTTGGGATGGGAGGCGGCATAGACATCGACCGGGGTGCGGTGGGAGGCGATGACATGACGCTGGTCGTGGTTGCCGTTGACCATGACGACACGGGTGCGCCCCAGACGATCCAGCGCCTCGGTGAACCGTGCCACCACCTCGGCGTCGGGGTTGCCGTTGTCGAAGGTGTCACCACAGATGGCGAGATAGTCGGCGTCCCGCTCCAGACACAGATCCACGAGCTGATCCAGCGCCCGGAACCCTTGAGCCCACGTGGAATTGCACTGCTGCTGCTCATCCCAGCTCACATGACCCATGCCATAGGATGACGTACACCCCATGTGCAGATCGGCTGCGCACACGACGACTGGTCCAGCCATAATTTTCTCCTTGTGCTTTTTCGTGGCTTGAATATTGTCACTATAACAAAAAGACCATGGGTCCGAACCAATCGACACGAAAACATTGCCAAATTGAGACTGTCCTCACATGTTATGCCGGTTGCGCCGTTTTCGTTTGTGCATCGAGACTGCGACCGTATTTCGCGTCCCAGATGGCGAACACCGACTGTGACATGTCGGGTGCGGTGCGCGACAGGGACCCCGACACCGTGAGCTTGCTCGGATCACCGGAGGTTTGTGGTGTCGTGGCACCCGCCGAGTTCTGCCTGCCACCGGGAGCCTTCACCGAGGCGGTACGTGTGGACTTGGGCAGGGTGTCGATGAGATCCTCGGTGTCGTTCACCTCACCGTTGAACCGCACACCGTCACGCATCCAGAACGACCGGAACCGGCGATACTCGCTCGTCTTGGGGTCACGAAGCATCCCCACACCACGAATACGAATCTGTTCCAGACCACGCTCGTCGATGATGACGTTGGACGACATCGACGACTTGGTGCGAAGCCCGATACGCGCCGCCATCTGGCGATATGTCATGGGGATGGAGGCGTTGGTCGGGTACTGGGTGATCCACGTCATGAAGATACCTGCGGAACGGGCCTTCCTGGCCAACTCGGAGGAGGCGCGCATGGCACGCGCCTGATCCTCGGCATTGGCTTTGTCGCACTGGGAGTAGATGGAGGCGCACTCCTCCATGACGACGTCGATGTAGCGCATCCACAACGGGTGGGAGGTGAACGGTGTGCCGTTCTTCTTCGACTCGGTCATGGCGATCTTGCGTGCCTGGCCGATGTCACGCACCTGAACCCCGGTGCGTCTGCGCCAGTCGGCCATCATGGCGTTGCGTGTCTCCATGATCTCCACGGCCTCGGTCAACAGATCGGCCACATTGGTGAAGAATGACGTGTCGGGTGTCCACGAATCCACGAAATGGGTGCACACGTCGACATCCTGCCACACCTGAAGCTCGGTCTTGGGTTCGATGAGCCACAGCTCGTAGTCGTCGGGACCGTTGTTGTGGGTTTTCTGGGCCAGCATGTTCGACACGAGAACCGACTTGCCGCAGCCACTCTCACCGCCGATGAGCAGATGGGGGGCATCCGAACCGGACTTGTACATCGCCAACGAGTCATCGGCGTACACCCCGGCGACCCAGTCCAGACGGCACGTGCCGGGCTGTCGAGGCATGAGAATACGATCCTTGAAATCCCCGAAGGGGAAGGCTCTTTTGAGCGGATCCTCCTTTGCCGTGGTCAACGCCATACGTGGCGTGTAGCGGGCCTCGGCGAGGATTTTCTCCTCCTCGCTCAACCCGTCGGGGACACCGGTCTCCTTCTGCACCTCCAAGAAACCCAGACCGGCATTCTGTTTGATGTTCTGGATCATGCGGTCACTGGTGAGCAGGTCGGAGTCAAGACCCGGCGGCAGCTCGAAGCGCACGACATCGACCACCGGGGTCGACTGTTGACGCCCCACGAACCGGGGTGTGGCACCCGAGGCGGTCCGAATGTGGGAAACCATGAACTGATAGCTCCACTCCATCGAGTCGATCATCTCCCACACCCGCGCCACGGCACGCGGGGAGCCACGGAACTTCGTGGCATGGGGTTTCGACGTCGACTTCACCGGCTTCTGCTTGGCGATGAGCATGACGATGGAGGCCGACTCCACATGGTTGACACCGTTCTCGCCACGGGCCAGCGGGCCACGGGGCACGTCGGAGGACTTCATGGCACGCACCCATCCCACACCCAGCGCGTTCTGGATGTCGAGGATGTGGGAGGTGAACGACCCCAGATCCACTCGCGGATCCATGGGGACGAGGGTGAGTTTGAGCACGTGGGACGGTGAGGAGGGGGAGGTGATGAGCGAATCGGCCATGTGGATGCACGGCCCGATCCCGGTGATGGAGGCCAACGCATCCATGACCGTCGTCTGGAGGACGAGGAACCTGCTCCACGCGTCGAGGGTGGGGTCGAGGAAGTCCTGCGACAGGTCCACCCCCTCCTCGGGGTACCACAGCCGGAAGAACGACGACCCCACCGTGCCGGGGCGTTCCTGGCCGTTCTCGATGACACCCATGGGGGTGAGGGCACACACCGAGGCACCCACTGCACTCATGAGACGGGGAGCCTTGGGCAGGTAGTCGTCGACGAACGAGGATCCCGGCGGCATGGCGAACGTCACCGAATGCACCGAGGGTGTCACGGGCGGATCGGCGCTGACATCGGCCTCGGGCAGGGAGAACTCCGACATGAACACGGGCACGATGGGGCTGTTGGGTCCCAGCACCGACGTCCATGCGGCGGTGAAGAAGTCCTGCCGGGCCATGCGTTCCTGCCACGGTGCACGGTACGTCGTCGTCAGCGACTTCGACACCGAGACGCACAGGAACAGCAGCGCCACCGACACCAGCGAGACGAGATGGGCGATCCACGGCGCACCGATGGCCAGAAGGATGGTCTCGGCCACGATGAGCGCCACCACCGTGACGATGGTCGGGGTTCTCATGACCTCGGAGGAGAACACCACCCCACGCACCTTGTGCAGCATGACGGCGGGGATCGGTTCGGCACTGGCCACCGAATCGGAATTGCCACCCTGAACAGCTCGCACGGCCAAGATCATGTGCGCCATGACATACCAGCACAAACCCCCGACGATGGCCACGACAAGCGAGGGTATCGTGAAATGCTTGTGCCAGATGGGCCAACGCAGCCACGCCACATAGTATTCCCCCACCCCCAGCAGGGCGGAGATGACGAGCACCCACCACGACGAGAGCCGGGTGGGAGGCCACCACCCCTCCGAGATGTCATGGTCGGGATCCTCACGTGGGGCACCGAACCCGTACAGGCGCGGATTCCTCAACACCCCCTGCGTCATGCAGTTATACAGCGTGGTGAAGAACGCCTCCAGCTTGTAGGACTTCGTCCCGATGTTCTGCAGACCCAGATTGGGATGGTCGGGGTCCTCGCCGATGTGATGCCAGATGATGGCCGCCCACACCATCATGAACAGGGCCGAGGTCCCCAGCGGCAACCCCAGCAGCACCGTCATGAGGGCAACGATGACCACCGCCGTCCACAACTTCGTCTTGCGAAGATTCGACCATGTTCCCAACGGGCCGTTGCCCCGCCGTACAGGTTGCATGTACTCACAATCCTTTTCGGTTCAGCCGACGATTCCAAGACTACGTGCCATGAACGACATGGACTCGACCAGATCGTCGACGTCCTGCTCGGTCTCGGCGCTCACGGCGTCGACATCGGCCTCGCGGGCCTCGTTGTCGACCACCGCCTTGAACGTCACCGCCTTGCGGCGAATCCGGTGCAGGGAGCGAATGTCGTCCGAGTGCGGAACGATGGCCATGTGGACATGGGCCTCGTGGACGTCGGGCAGACGCGCCCAACACCGACCCACCATCTGTGTCACCCACGAGGCCACGAAGGGCGGTTCGAGGATGAACACGTCGCGGGCCGCCGTGAGCGTGTGCCCCTCACGTGCCGCCATGGTGCAGATGATGATACGCGGCGAGTCGGTATCCGTGGACTGGAAGGCCTCCTTGGCCTGCTGAACCTGCTCACCGGTCTGTTCGTCGGTGGGGAGAATGGTGACGACACCGTACTTCTGGATGTCGGGATGGTGCAGCAGCGCCTCACGGGTCTGGCGGTGGTGGACGAACACGATGAGTTTGCGCCGATCCGTCACACTCGCCACGGACTCGGGGTCGCGGGGGTCGACACCCATGGCCTCGGGGTCACCCTCCATGAATCGTGTGATCCAGTCCACGGTGGGTTGCACCTTGGCGTGGGAGAGGGTGGCGCGAAGCGCCGTCATCTGCATGATGTCCTTGTTCGACGCCAGCCGTCGGGCGATGATCCGCAGTGCCGCCATGCGTGAGACACCCTCGGTCTCCATGACGTGGTCGACCTGCGCACGACACCACGCCTCGAACTCGTGTTCGACACGGCGGTATTCCTCCAACCCCTCACCGGTGAGCCTCTGGGTGACGACATGCTCATGGATGGGTGGCAGCGGAGTCATGACATCGGCCTTGCGACGACGCACCATGACCGTGTTCAGCAAGGCGTTGAACTCTGCGATGTGGGCGGCACCACGATTCGACCACACCCTCTTGCTGCGCGAACGTGTCTGACCATTGTTGCGATCCCCGTACCAGAACCCGTCACAGAAATACAGCTCAAAGGCACGAAACGGCGTCATGGCGGAGGTCTTGCGCACATACTCCCTGCGGGAACGGTTGTAGTACCAATCCACCTTCCGCTCATCACCACACCGCTGCATGGCGTAGTCGCCGAAACGTTGTTCCACCCCGAGGATGGACAGCAGATTCCACACCTCCACCGGGGCATTGTCGAACGGGGTACCCGTGGCCATGACGATGTAGGGGGCAACACCCTCGGGCAGATCACGGGTGTTGTCCTGCACGGCCTCGGCAAGGGTGCGCATAGCCTTGGATCGCTTGGCCGTGGGGGTCTTGAACGCATGGGCCTCGTCGGCGATGAGGGAACGCGGATGCACGGCAACCAAATCCTTGCACCGGGCATGGAGGATGTCGTGGTTGAGCACATAGATGTCGGCTTTAGGGTCGAGCACACCACGAGTGGTGCCCGACAGGATCTCGACATTGAGGGTGTCATCCCACCGGCCGATCTCGGCGGCGATCTCGTTCTTCAACGTCGAGGTGGTGGTGAGCACACACGGCCACGGATCCAGACGGGAATCCTTATGGGCGGCATGGGACCGGGCAAGAAGCCCACCGATGAAGGAACCACCCTTGCCCAGACCCACCTGATCGGTGAGCAGGGGACGCTGCTGCAACGCCATCGTCGCCGTCGCCTGCCACGGCGTGAAGGACCGCTCCGAATGGGGCAGCTCGGGCACGGCGAACCCCTGACCCTGCGAGGTCTCCACCGCCTCCGACAGTTTCGTCTGCCAATCCCCACGACGTTCCAGCCACGACTGGAACCGGGGCGAGACATCCAACTCGTAGTCCGAGACGATAGATGCAAAGGCGTCGATGTCGTCGGCACACAGTGGCGAGATCACCCAACCACACGCATGACGATCGGAGAACCGATAGTCCGAGGCGTGCAGTTCATAGACCCGGTCGGCCAACGTCATGACATAGGGGCTCGCGACCACGGCCACACGATCGTGGGGCATCCACACCCCGTGATAGCGGGAATCGGGACGATTGTGGGCATTGACGTAACGCCAGTCGGAGACGAGCGAGGACACCCACGCCGGCCTGTCGGGCAAGGAGTCCAGATCGTCGACGACACTCCACAGATCCCGAAACGACACCCACACCCCATCGGAGGCGTCGGTGCCGTTGACGAAGTGCAACCGCCCGGTGGCGGAGTCGAGGTGGTCGAAGCACACCCGATCCGGGGTGTCGTCGGGAATCCAGATATCGGTCATGACCGTTCCTTGCGGCAGAGGTGGATCTGCCATCGTCAATTTCTCTCTACGGTTTCAGAGAATACCGTCTGGGCCACCACCCACGCCACCCGAACGACCACGATCAACGACATTCGGTTCTGTCACAGTCTGGCGCCGCCACAACAATTGGTGAAAAGATGAATTGAACCAAGCCACAAAAATGGCAGGAATACGGCATTGCTGACGAAACACGAATAGAGGAGAAATACGACGAGTCGCCTTTATTCCACATGTTCGGTCTGCCACGGCTGACACTGCCACGCACACATGTCGTCCACCATCTCCCACTCGGGATGATTGTCCCGATCAGAGAACACGACAGTGAGAATCGCCGTGACACACATGCACACGGTGTAGGCGATACTCGCCCCAGTCTTGTGCAGCAGACACACGACGGAGAAACACAGACAGACGCTCAACACACCTGCCTCACGGCACATCGGCGGATGACGGCGACTTACTACGACCATGCCCCGCCCCTGACCTTGACGTACTCGGTGCGACGGTTGATCCACTGCGGCAGGAACATGTGGGATCGTCCCGTGGAGTCCACATCGGTGATGAGCAGCCGTGCCGACGTGCGTGGACGGGTCTTGGGCCAGCGGAACACACAGTCCGTGGCCACGACGAGCAGATCGGGGCGAGGCCAGCGTCTCTTGCCCAGCACCACACCCTCACTCATGATCGAGACGATGATCCTACCCAGCGAGGTGCCGCCACTGGTGATGGAGAACCGCTCCCCGATGGAGTCGTCCCACCGGAACGTCGTCGACACGTCCTGAATATGGGTGTCGGCGCTGACCCACGTCACATCGGCGCCGAACTCGTTGGTCACCGACTTGCACAGGTCCACGAACACCCCGGTGGCACGATTCATGCGGGTGTCGGCATGCATGGACGGTGACACGTCGACAAGGATCATGATGTCCGGGGCATAGTCGTGCAACCCCATGAGAACGACACCGGGGTCCTGCTGGTTGGGGTTGCGCACCGAATAGGACAGGTCGGACTGGCCGTTGACCTTGGCCGAGGAGGCCGCCGACGACAACAGCCGGGTGAACACCTGCGTCCACTCCACCCCATGTGCATGCTGCCACTGTCGGGACCACTGTGTGAGCGTCGTCCCCTCCAGCCCCTCACCGGCCAACTCCCCGGCATGATCGTCGATGTCGGCGGCCAGATCCTTCTCCGCCTGCGAGATGGCCTCCTCACCCGGTCCTTGAGGAGGCTTGGGCGGCATCCAGCTGGGTGTGGTGAGATCGTCGTTCGGATTGGTGAGCTCACCGGCCATGGCGGCAGCCATGCCCCGCGACTGCATGTCTTTCACACGGGTGCGCAAGGCATCCGCCGACGGTGGGGCGTTGGTCTGTGACACCGACTGCTCGGATGCCGAGGAACCGCCCTGACCATCACCGTCGGAGTCCCCGCCACCGGAATCACCACCCTTACCGGTCTCGGAGTCGTCCTGGCCGTCATCGGATGCTTCATTGTCGGAGGCGTCATCGCCGGAATCGGAGTCCTCGGTGTCCTTGAATCCCGAACCGAACCCGCCACCGGAATCCTCATCCGACTCATCGGAATCACTATCCGAATTGTCCGAATCGTCACCCGAATTCTCAGAACCACTCGGATCATCCGAGGGGCCCCCCGAACCATCCTCGTCGGAGGAACTAGATTCGTCGGAGTCATTGGCCGAACCACCATCGGAATCGGAATCCGAGTCCTCAGACTCCTCGGAGGAATCGGAATCGTCGGGATCCTCCGGTGGTGGGGGTGGCTCCTCCTCCGGCTGCTCCTCCTCGGCCGTGAGCATGTCGAAGTACTTCTCGGCACTCAAACCATCGGGAACCTCCAGCACACGTGGCAGCAGGGCGTCATCGGGAAGATATGGTGGCGAGTCCACACCCCACCGTTCCATGTCACCCGGAGAGAACACCGTCGACCGCAACGCGGCACGGTGAATGTCCTCCATGCGATAGTTCTGGGCAGAAGTGTCGATGGCGGAGTTCACCTCCAGATCCAAGGCGGCATTGCCCCACTGCGACCACTGTTCGGCGTCGGCATCGGTGAGACGTCGCCAGTGGTCACGGACATGGTGAAGCAGGGCATGCTCCACGGCACCGGCGATGACGGCCACATCGGCCTCGGCCACGAAGGACCGATCCACGTAGAGGTTGTGTGACAGATCCGTGGATATGACGAAGGAGAACTTCTCGTTGTCGATGGGCGGCACCGACACCGGCACGACAGAGAAATGGTCACCGTAACGGCTCCACCACGGCTTGACGAGATAGAGATAGCGTCTGCCAGCCTCGAAACGATCCCACTGGAACCCCACCGACGGATCGGACAGGTCCATGCCGTTCGCCACATTCATGCGTCCTCCTCGGATTCAGGGGCTTCCTTCGGTACGGCCACGACGACCTCACGGGTGGGGGAGGTGAGCAACGGCTGCGTCGACCCGTCATCGAGCATGAAATGCAGTCGAATGAAATGCTGCCGCTGGTCGATCTTCACTGCCCTGACCCATCCGAGGTGTGAGTCTGCAGGAAACAGGCATTCCGTGGAGAAATCACTGGCACGTACACGTTTGAGTTCATAACCCGGCGGGGTCTGCGATGTGGTGAAGGCAAGCTCCACCTGCGGCAACTCGTCGAAATCGTTGACGACACACGAGGTGAGAGCGGGCACGAAGTGGCCGATGTAGTCCCGCACATCACTGTCTGGAACAAGTGTTCGATCATCGAGACCTTCCATGACATGCGGTGGCACATGGGTGATACGGGAGAACCGTCTGATGTTCTCAAACGCCGTCTCCGACAACACATCCTTGACCTGCCCCATGTCAGTACTCCTCCACGGATGGTGAGAATGCATGGTCGCGGATGGCGTTCGCGCGATTCGTCCAACCGAAGACCTCCATGCGCGACATGCCACGCCACTGCGGTGAGCCATCGTCTAGATCATCCTCGATGGACCTGCGTCCACACCAGTACTGTTCGAGCATGTCACACAACACATTGGCCACCCGCGCCCGATCCTCGACATCCAAACCACCATAGACGCCGGGAAACCGCTGTACTGGATCCTCCATCATCCGAACAGCCGCACTACGAAGAGCATTGGGATGGGAAGCCCTGCCACCCACACGAGAAACCCGCTTAGCATCGACACGTTCCAGACATTCCCGGAAACGCCGCACACCGTCGTCATGGTCGATGAGGGAGTACCGCACACCCTCTATGGCGCAGATCCCTCGAATGGGGCACTGGGTACACACCATGCGAGCAGACTCGGTCCGGGCCTCGTAACGCCTGCGTGCACGCACATATCCACGCGGCGTCATCATCGCGGAATCGGGAGGGGCGTCGGTGAACATGTCGATGTCCATACCCCGGCAGGAGCGTGCACGAAACGTGGCCTCCTCACGAATGAGGATGAAGGCCGACGGCACATGTTCCCACACCCCCAGACGTGAGAAATGCCACGCCTCATCCATGTGCAACGCCAACGCACAGGGGAAGATGCCACGGGCCCACGCACACGCCTTCTCGGCCAGGAACTCCTCGGAGTCGATGACATCATCGAACAATCCATCACTTGGCGGCGAATCGGATGGCGACGATGACGACATGGCTCTCCTTGATTGTGACGCCGATCGTGAAGGCGCCCGTTCCATGAAAATGAGACTATGGCTGAGGGTTGTCGATAGTCAAAAGCACTGCCGGGGCGGAGAAATCCTTGCAAAACATCGCCCCGGCAGTGCCACCATGCCAGCCAAGTAGAATCCGTAAAACCTTGGCTAGATCATTAGTCTAGCGAATCCGCCCCGGTTGTACAACGCCAGCGTCGTCGGCAATCACCGGCATCGTCGTGGCTCGATGATGCACCGCAGCACACACCGCAGCAAGCACCATGACCATGCATGCGTTCCCCACGGTGACACTGAGGGCCACCAGATGCCGATGATCCCAGATCGCCGCCACCGTGGAGAACACCGGCGCACCCCAGCACAACGCCACGACGAGGCACGTGACCATGACCGTGATCGCCTCCACCACGCGTCGTCCACGCACCCGCCACCAGTGTGGATCCGAGGGACCAAACCCCTCGGGAGGGAACATCGTCTTCATGCTGCGCCGCCATGTGTGCTGGGTGATGACAAGAAACAGCAGGGTGGAGGCGATCACCGAGAACGAGATGGCGTCGGAGGCATATCCCACCGCAGACACGATGATGAGAGCCACCATGAGCAGGGCGAGCAGCCACACCGCGCCACGGATGTCGTGACGCACGATCGACCACGCATCCGCCATGGACACCACACCGGCCACGCACGTCACACAGGTGGCGATGACACCAGCGGCGAACAGGGTGAGAATCATGTCGAGGAACGCCGTCGTTTGATGGGAGTACAGGACCATCCGCAACGGCACACAGGTCACGAGAAGGACGCCGCACACCCAGCCTGCCAGCACACTCTCATCGACCGCCGTGGCCGTGCGAATGTCGGTGACATCGGCGTCTCGGGCACTGCGGTACCGGTGCACGGCGTCTACGAATCGTGACCACGACACAGGAAATCAGTCCTCGGCCAGCAGGGAGTCGATGGTGCGGAACGTCGCAAGCACCCCGCGCAGATAGTCGGTGTGTGCCTCGTCGCTGTGGCGAAGCTGGGTCATGGACTGCACCATCTGGGTGAAGATCGACAGCGAATCCTTCTCCGAGGCGTCCACGGCGGGCTTGTCGAGCTTGTCGTGGAACAGACCATTGACGAACGTCACGACACCGCTGCGTTCGTCATCGGACAGTTCGACGAACTTCTGACCGGTGGCGACCACCGTCATGAGATCGTCGAGCTTGCCACCCCACACATCCTCCATGAGGCCAGCGGCATAGGTGAGTGCCTTGTGGTGCGACTGACGCTCCGGCAGGTAGGCGCGCAACACATCGGTGGGACGATGCTCCTCATCGGGCTTGGAGAACCCGAAGGCGTGGAAGAACAGTTTTTGGTCGTAGTCCTTGAGATCGTCGATGGCTACACGGGCCTTGACGACATCGTCGAAGATGTCCCACGGCACACCGGCATCGAACGGATTCCTTCGCGCACCACCACGATTCGCACCGCCACGGCGGGAACGATTGTTCCGACGCGGAGGATTGTTGGGGTTGCGGTGATGGGATTTCTTCTTGGGTGCAGGCTTGTCGGCCTTGGACTCCTCGGACTTGATCTCCGGCTTGGATTCGGCCTCTGGCTTCTTTTCCGGTTCGTTCTGCGGTGCGTTTTCGGGCTTGGAGGCCGGGGCGGCAGGAGCCGGACTGGCCGGGCGCGGCTGCTGGGGGTTTCCGGTATTGGGCAGACCCGTACCCGACGGATGGTCGGGGCTGCGATGGAAGGGGTCGAATTGCGGCATGTGCGCTTATCCTTTCGTTTCGTCGGTGGTGGCTCCACCGTATCTGACTGGCAGGATGGACAGCGACTCCAACAGCCTGCCAAACCCGCCAAGATTCGTCACGACGTACCAGCGTCGCTGTTCCAGCATGTGCCCACCAGAGCCACGACGGGGCACGACGATGAAGGGAATCATCTCGGCCATGTCGGCCACACCACCACCGGAGTCGATGACATGGTGGAGAAACCCGTCCATGGTGCCGGTGAGGCAACGCCTGTCCACCGTGTGCAGCCGTGCCGGATGATCGGCCACACCCCAATCGGTGCGATGGTCGAACGTCACGTCGTCGAAGCGTTCCAAACCATCGAAATGCTGCCGGTCGGCATCGGTGAGCAGATGTCGGAACTGCCCCAGTGTCATGGCACACCCCCACCGATGTACCGACTTCACACCATCACCCTTGGTCTTCCAGCACAGACACCACACAGGGCGGGCGGCATTGCCCGCCTTCCACTCGGCATTCGACAACAACGACCCCAACGGCGGGTTGGAGTAGTTCTTCACCTCGATCATCGTGTAGGGGCCGAACACATCCCCACGGTCCTGCGCCCCACGGGAACGCTCCCGGTAGAACGGCAACCCTCTGGCCTGCCAGTCGATGTCGGGATGGGCCGTGGTACACCACGAATTAAGATAGTTCATGACCGCCGTCTCGGCGAACGTGCCCTTGGCCGTGGCCCTACTCACAGAGCACCATCCTCACGCATACGGGTACGGGCTTCCTTGGCCATCTGCTTCACCTCACTGGACACGAAGGCCGGTAGAAGCCTCTGTCTGCTGAGCGCTCCCGACTCCAAACCGGGGCGGCACAACTCGCCCGCCTCGACAAGATGCCGATGAAACCCTGCGGTGCGGTTGTCGTCCCCGGTGCCCACAAGGAACGCCCACAGGGCGACGAACGTCGAGGTGGAGAATCCCTGCTTGGTCACCATACGCACCAGATCGGTGGCCAACGCATCCTCGGCGTCGGCACTCATGTGGGACTTGTTGGACATGAGGTGAAGCTTCAACCCCTCCACGTCGTCCATCGTGGAGTCGAAGGTGATGCCCGCCTGACGTACCCGAGCCACGATGGCCTCGGCGGACACGGCGTCACGCAGCCGCTCCATGGCCGAGGACACGGCATCGCCGTACTGTCTGCCCAGCAACGCCTGCGCGGCACGAGCGATGTAGAAGTCCCGCGCCACCTGAGACCCGCCGCCGTCGAACACCCCATGAATGAAGTCCACCATGTGGCCGAACTCGTCCCATGTCCGTGGAGTGTTCTGCATCCGCTCGTAGGGCACGAGATCATCGACCGACCAGTCGTCGGAACGGAAGATGTGCGAACGAGCCTCGGCGCTGGCAAACATTGTTTCCTTGACCAGACTCACCGCATCCGGCCCCGGACCGTGACCGGGAACACCGAACCCGTCACTCCACCCGTCGAACCACACCTGCGGATCGCCGTACCACGGCACATGCCCGCCACGGTTGATGATGGCCTCGGACAGGTCCCGCACCGTGGAGACGGTGCCCGGAGGGTTGGCGGCCATGATGATGGTGATGAACTCACCCACACTCACCCCACCGAACTCGGAATGGGTGAGGAACCCCAGCAGGGCGTTCTGCTGGGCGGGCATGCACGTCGTCATCTCATCCATGAACACGATCGACAGTCCGCCAGTCCTCACCAACTCCAACGAATCCGGGGCCATGTCCTTGTCCACCGGGGGCTCGTTGAGATATGTGTTCACCTGCTTGGGTGACCCCGTCGTCGTGAGATACTTCCACGTGCTCGTGGCATGGTCGAGGATCTTCTTCACGATGTCGGGCATGGACCGTTTCATGAGGGTGACACCCGACCCGTCCTCGGCCAGCGACGTGTAGACGATACCGTGGATGGCCGTGGGGTCCTCGGTCGAGGGGGCGATGAGCACCACCTGATACGGGGTGCCGTTCTCGTCGTGACGATAGGAGTAGTCACGAATCTTCTGGGTTTTGCCCACACCCACCGGACCCCACGCCGTGATGGGGACACGGGCGGCCAGGAACAGATCCACGAGATCATAGACAACACGCAACTCGTTGGCGCGCAGCGTGTCCAGAGACGTCACACCGTAACCCCACAGGGAATCAGGCGACACCAGCGGATTGAACGTCGGACGCACGGCCTTCGGAGCACCAGCCTCGGTGTCGGAGGAGAACAATTCGTCGAAATCACCGCTCACCGCGAGGTCACCTCCATACACAGTAAGAGAATAAGTACTCCTATCGTCTCCGTCACCGGCCCGTCCTTCGTCGTCGTGGCTGCTAGAGGCCATCCTAGAGCGGAGAGACGCACCGATGCCAAGTCAGGCGATGACACGATCCCGGTCGATCGACCACGACGGGGTGTGCAGCGCAGCCACCGTGTTCACCACCGCAGGTCCGGTTGACCACTCACAGTCGACGTCGATGAGGTCATGAAACTTCTTCGAGGTGACATTCCACGACTGTAGGGTCCGAAACGACACATCGACCGCCCGAGGCGTGGGAAACCACTCCGCACCGTGGACACCGAAGATCGACATGGCCGCCTTGCGGCGCAGCGACGTCGACGACAGATATGTGCCGATCCGTTCGGTGGCCGTCTTGAGAATGTAGAACCGGCGCTTCTGGAACCAGTTCTTCTCCGGTGTCGTGTTGACGAACACCGCCTTGAGGGGCACATCGGACAGGGCGGCGATGGCACCCCACGCAGCCATCTTGCCGATGAGCTTGTCACCATCTGGACCGTACAAGGACTTGGCGCTCGTGATCTCCAACACGATGACATCGCCGTTTCTCGCGACGAAGGCCACATCCCCGATGTTCCAGCGCATCTGGGTGGAGTGCATCTCGGACTCGGTGAGGAACTCCCGCGCATCACACGGATGCTCACCCCACGCCCCAACGATCTCGGGAATGTACTCCATGGCACGAATCCACATCTCCACACCCATGAGGTTGTGTCGAATCGACGCCGGACCGCCCGAGGACGATCCCTTCGTCGCATCACCGGTGCCCTCGATGAGCAGCCGGTCGATGGCACGTAACCCACTGAGCCACGTGGCGAACTCCGGCGAGGTGACACGGGCATTCCACACGTCGTCGAGGCCATCACCCCATGTCGCACGGCCACGACGCACCACACCGCCACGGTACAGCTGCGTCATGGTGGCGTCGATGAGATACCACGGACGTTCGATGAGCACCGTGAGCTGCCGGGTCGTGGCGTGATGGAACTGGATGAGTGTCGCCATGATCCGAATGGCCAGAGGCGTGTACATCTGCCCGTCACGCACCCCGGTGCTCACCATCTCGTGGCGAATGTCCCACGAGACACACCCGGAACGATCCAAACCCAGCACCCTGCGCTGCACACCCATCGTCTCAAACGACACGTCCAACGCATTGCGCCACTGCAACTCGTACATGGCGTCGAGCCGGTCGGTGATGAACGACCCGGAGTCCCGCACCGTCGCAATGGGGTCGAGACGGGCCTTGCTGTACGTCTGACGCGACAGAAAACCCGTCACTGCGTAATCTCCAACGGGTCGTGGGTGGGATACCGGTATGCCAGATCCTCGTCGGTCTGGGTGTTTTCTGGCATCATGTAGACGTCCATGGCGTCCTCCACCGGCGGCAGGGCGGGGTCGAGCAGCAGTTCCGCCCACCGGCCCGCCTCGGGCACGTGCAGGGTGAACGGTGGGGTACGGTCCGAGGCCGACAGCTGCCATGTCGTGGCACACACACCCCGTGGCAGACGCGAGATCGCCTCCGAGGTGTAGACGATTCTGCGCGAATCGCCCTTCGACAGGTCGTTGCACGCCACCGTGAGATCGTCGGCGTGCGACAGGGAGAACCACGCCTTGTTGACGATGCCCAGACAGTAGTTGCGGATCTTCGGGTCGAACTGGGTGGGCGACTGGGCACCCATGAACACGGCGAACCCGTGGGAGCGGCCCTCCTTGAGACACTCCTGCATGGCGTCGACCACCTCACCCGAGTGCGACACCGACGCCACATCGGCGGCCTCGTCGTAGCAGGCGATAACACGTTTGCCCTGCGACTGCCAGCCCGAACACTGTTGCTTGGCCGTGGCCCACAGCAGATGGTGGAACACGGTGAGCATGAGCCGGGAGTCGTCGACGTTGAACGTGCCATCCCCGGCCTTGGGGCCCAGATTGATGACCACCGGATGGAACGACCCCGGCAGCTGGGAAATGTAGATGTCGCGCCGACGACCCGGCTCCCACATGTTGAGCGCCAGCAGACGGTTGAGCTTGTTGCGCGGCGGCTGCAACAGACGCTCGTTGTTGCGCGCCATCTTCGGGTCGATGTAGCGGCCCATGGCATGGATGTGGTCGACCAGTAGACGTTGACGTCGATCCATGCGATCCTCGGCCAGCAGATCCTCGGCCAACATGAGCAGACGATCCCCCATGTCCACCTGATGCAGTGCGCCACGAAGAATCCAGTAGGCGATCTGGATGATGTTGGGCCTGGACGGGGTCTCCAACAGGTCGTCGATCTGCAAATACTCCAAATCCTCGGTGTTAAGCAGCATGGCGATGGTGAGGGAACCTACGAGCGTCTGACGCGACTCGGCACCAATCGACTCACCCCACGCCGCCTGAAAACCACTGACGAGCAAACCAACATTGGCCACCACGTCGTCGGGGTCCACCCCCGGATCGCCACATCTGGGACCCTCGAACGCCAGCCGGTACGGGGTTGAGGTGACGTGCGGCTCCAGATACACCGCGCCACGAATGTGGCGGATCTGCGACCACACCTTGTCGGCACCCTCACCCTTGGTCTCACACCAGATCGGCGTCACCTGCAACGGGATGGCCGGGTCGATGCAGGCACGCACCGCACCCAGATACAGCACGTCGATGAGGTTGGACTTGCCCGAGCCGGGCGAACCGAACGAGATGAACGGTTTGTGCAGCACCTCCAGCCCCGACCCCGTCACCGGCTGATCGGTGCCGGACACCCCGAGGAACACCGGGAACCTCTGATGCACCATGGCGTCGGGGATACCACGGGCGGCGGCGTCACGGTGATGGATGTTGACACCCAGCGCCGCCGTCGTCTCGGGGAAACTCAACAGTTCCAGCAGCGCCACCGGATGCAAGTACAGCACGTGTTGAAGCGACGGGTATGCGGCCAGAACCTTGTTCTGATTGTTGTAGATGGGGTTCTTGCCGTGCACATGGCGCATGGTGAACCAGTACGGCGACCAGAACGTGTAGGGGCTGGGGATGATGTAGCCCGACGCCGCCTCGCTGCGATATGCCTTCCCCGACACCCAGCGGCACACCGTCATGGTGAGCACCGCCATGACGAGACTCACCCCGGCCAACACGGCGAGCAGGGTGCGGGAGTGCAGCGGCAGCACCACACATCCCACACCGGCCAGGATGGCGGCGATGACTGAGACGATGAGGGCATAGTGCATGGGGCGGCGCTGTTCGTCGCAGGTGAGACGGGTCGTCTTGAATCCCAGTGTCGAGACTGCCGAGAGCACGGCCGTGGACAGGTTGGCCGCCTCCCGATCGGTGGCGGCGGTCGTGGAGATCGTGGCACGGGCCGGACAGTTCGCCAACACACCGATACGGTTCCCGGCGCTGGAGATCGTCCCGGTGCGGTGGGCCACCTCCTCCTGACGGTCCGAGAGGAAGGATTGCAGCCGTTTCACCTCCGAACCCACCGTCGCCTCCACAGTGACGATGACCGCGCCACGTTCCTTGGCGGCGGAGAACTGTTGGGCGAACGCCTGCACCACATTGCCCACACTCTGCACCGTGGAGTCCAGAGCCATGATCCGGTCGGATTCACGCTCGTTGAGACAGATGGCGTCGCAGATGATCTCCGGCGGACCCGACACGGGAACGGCGATGGCGTGGACACTGGAGGCGAACGACTGCAACAGGTTGTGGTCGTAGTGCCTCTTCGTCACCCCGACGTACAGTTCCACCCCGCCTTGCGGGTTGCGATTCCACACATACGACACCAGTCCCCGGCCGAGCCGGGGCCACGCCTTGGACTCCACCGCCGAGGTGAGTGTGGAGATGCCCCCGGCCATGGAGGAGTCGTAATGTTTGAAACCACGCCCGGCATCCTCCTGCGTATCGTCGGGTTCGACACGGGTCCACACCAGCTGGGTGCCGCCGACGAGACGAGAGCGCAGCCGCCACTTGAGGTGGCGCAGCCACGGCCGGGACGCACTGGACAGGGTGATGAGGGTGCCGATGGTGGCGACACCGACACAGATCCACGCAATGACGGTGTACAGCCAGCTCATGCTTCGTCCTCACCGGATGCGGCATGCATGAGCTGGGTCTGTTCCACGTCGCGTTCCACCAGCGAGGCGTGCATGTGCGGATGCCCCGGCGAATCGTGCATGGCGTCATGGTTCGACGCCGCCAACGACAGCCGATCCCGGCACGTGCGATACATGTCGTCGATGGTTTTGGTGAACACCGTCTGCTGTTCGGTGTCCTCACGGAATCCGCCCTCACCGGCGAACATGGCTTCGACGACGACACCCAGCCGATCCCGGTAGGTCTGGGCCATGGCCTGTTTGCTCATCGCCCTGCCCAGCGACAGCAGTTTCGAATAGTTCGACGTGGAGAACGTGTCGAACTCCACCGAGTGCAACCCCATGCGCACCGCCGCCCGATCCATGTCGGACAGATGCCCCACGACACGATTCACCAGCTCGGCGACGATGGGGTAGAAGTCGGCGATGGACTCGTTGTCCATGGCCCGACGCCGCAACTCCCACGTGATCTCTTGGGAATTGTCGCGCACGGTGGTCCAGAACTGGTCGTTCCACATCACCGACTCGGCGAATTCGCGCGCCGAGGTCTGGGTGTCGGTGAATTCCATGCGGGCCTTGCGTTGAATGGAGATGACACCGTCGAGCAGATCCCGGTAGCGGCCCATCCGCTCGTTCTGGGTGGAGGAGAACCGGTCTGCATCGAACCACACCGAGTCGAACATGCACGTGTTGCCCGCATCGTAGGCCCGCCGCTCCTCCTCCAGATCCATCTCGCCGAACTGTTCGGCGACAACATTGGTGTATCTGCCGTCGGCGGTCATGAGACCCATGTCGGTGAGGACGACGAACATGCGAATGGCCCACGACGTCGTGTCGGATGCCTCCAGCTGTGTCGGTGTCGTGAGGACGGGGTCGATCCAGTAGATCGGGTGGCCGAAGATGAGGTCGGTCACCCGCGCCGGGGCCAGCCGTGGATGGGGGATACCCGTGATCTCCTGCACACTGGGCACGGGGATGAACGGGAACCCGTAGGAGTTGCGCACGAATCCGTCATCGGGTGCCAGATGCGACATGCGGGCGAACATGTCGGTGAGCACCTGCAACTCCTCCACGGTGTTGAGCCGCAGCGGACGGTTCTTCTCGATGATGTGGCGCGCTTGTGTGAAGACCTCGGAATCCGATTCCATGGCCTCGGTCGATTCGCTCACCGTGTTCCTTTCTCACTGGAGGATGTCGAGGCGGGCCTCGCACACCTTCTTCCACTGCGTGTCGAGCAGTGACGTCTCCTTGCCTGAGAGTTTCTGTGCTCCGGGTTTGAGCTGCACTGTCACCACAGCCTCCCGATCCCACAACTGATCGGATTCGCCGGCCAGTTCGAGGTCGTTGACGATGTCGCTCAGGGCGTCGTCACGCTTGGCTGCACGGTCTGCGAAGTCGTCCCACCGTGCAGCCAGTGTATCGGCATCGGGCGCCTCGTCACGAGACTGCTCATCGGAGTCGTCACCGGGGGTGTCTCCTGCCTGCTGGGCGGCCAGAGCCAGTTTGTCGGCAAGGTTGTGCGACGAGGTTTCCGGTTCCGCCTGCTCGGTGTGTGACGACAGCGATTTGAGATGGGCCATGATGTCGGTCTGCGACATTGCAGCATCCGAGGAGGTCTCCTTCGCAGGTTTCTCGGGTGTCTCGGGGTCCTCCCCACGACCCCACGACAGCCCCTCGGAGGTGTGCAGCGAGGACACCATCCGGGACATGTTGTCCACCCGAGACGACAGCGACTCCACCAGTTCGGTGAGGGCATCCACCGATTCCAGAATCTGCCCGGTGCGGGAATCATCGGTGGGTTCCATGAACGACAGCAGTGCCGACTCCAGCAGGAATCTGCCCTCGGTGAGGGACTGCCTTCCCATGGAACGGTTCGCGTCGGCGATCACCGTGGCCAGTCGGATGAGGCCCGACTGGCCCAAGGCCTCGCCGTAGCCGGTCAGGCGTTCTCGGGTGGACTCGGTGACGTCGAGCATGTCGGAGGCACGCAGACCGATGAGGGACTGCCGCACCACCTCACACACCCGCTCCGACACCGTGGCCGGGCTCATCCCCGCATCGACCACTGCCTGCGTCGTGCAGAACAGCCGAGGCACGTCATGGGCCACGACAGCATCCAGAATGTCGAACACGTGTTCGCCAGACTGTACCTGGCCGCCGTCGAGCACCCGCTCCAGCACCGAATACGCCGTGCGAGCCGACCCCTGCGCCTCGGCCACGATGTCCGGGACAACCCATGCAAGGTCACCGGAACGATCCGGGGCCTCGGCGTCGATGGCCTCGGTGACCAGATCGGTGAGAATGGTCTCCGACAGCGGACGGAACACCCACTCGGTGGCACGGGACTTGATCGTCGGCAACACCTTGTGCGATTCGGTGGTGCACAGGATGAAGTACACCCCGCTGGGTGGCTCCTCGATGGTCTTGAGCAACGCCTGCGAGGCCGCATCGGACAAACCATGCACCTCGTCGATGAGAATGACCTTGTTCGGCGTCGTCGCCGAGGCCAGCGTCGTGGCGTCGATGACCTCACGAATCCGATCCACACCACCGTAGGAGGCGGCATCGACACTGACCAGACCATCGGTGGTCGACCCCAACGCCATGTGACGGCACGAGACGCACTGCCCACACGGCTCACCATCGGCACCGACATGGGAACAGTTGAGAGCCATGGCGAGAATACGGGCCATGGACGTCTTGCCCGTGCCGTGTCTGCCCACGAACAGGTTGAGACGAGGAGTGGAGCCACGCACGATGGAGGTCCGCAACGGTTCGGCAACCGCATCCTGACCACGGATTTCACCAAACCTCGTGGGGCGATACCGGTTGTAGAGCGACAGATACTCGTGCTCCTGTGTCCTCAACGGGGTGACAGATCCCATGCGCAAGTCCTCTCCGAGTTGTGAACGGCAGCCACACGCGGGGTTGACTCACCCGGGCGGATACTTGCCCCGCGTGTGGCTGATCGTCACTCTATCGGTTCAGACTCACCCATCGCACATTGATGCACAGACGTTCAGCCGGATCACGACGAGTCATCACCGTCATGATCCGACACCCGCCTAGTCAAACCAGTCGAGATCGTCGCCGCCACCACCGCCGCTGCGAATACTGTCCACGGTAGAAAATCCCTGATCCAGCGAATCGCCCAGCTGTTCACGGGACCGCATGTCCTCGGCATGGTTGGCGTTGACCGTGTCGGTGAACATTCGCGCCATGTCGTTGTTCGACGAGGAGATGGTGCGATCCATCTCCTGCTGCACCGCATCCAACGTCCGCGACAGCGAATCCATCTGTGCTGTACCCATGCTCATCATGTCGTCGTGCTGACGCTGGGCATTGGCCACCATCTGATCGCGCAGCTGCCCCATCTGCGCCGCCTGAGACTCATTGCCCTGCCTGATGGCGTCGGCCAGGTCACGGATGTCGGTGTTCGCCGTGTCGTTGCGCGGCTCATACTCCTGCGTCTCGGGGTTGAACTGTTCACCGGCATGCATCATGTCGTCGGATCGGGCGTTGAAGTCCCGCTGCATCTGCTGCACGGAGTCGTCCATGGCGATCGTCGACTGCTGCAACGCATCCATGCCCTCACGCATGGTGGCCTGATAGTTGGCCATCTGCATGTTCATGGTGTCCATGAGCGAGGACAGATGGTCGAAACGCTCCTGCAACGGCATCTGCTGGGCGGCGATGGCGGCAGCCACCGTGGCACCGATGGCCTCGGCGGTGGGCATCTCCATGTGTGCCGGAAGGTCGGCGGCCGACCCCTGCACCGCCGTGGCATCCACATTCGAGGTGGGTGCCGGGGCGGCGTCGGCGATCGGAACCGGCTGGGTGTCGGAGGGGCGGTTGGTGAGGCTGTCGATGAGGTCGTGCACCGCCGTGCCCTGACCACTGATCGACTCGCGCAACAGTTCGTTGCCCTGAGCCAGCATGTCGGTGATGAGGGAGGCCGACATCTCGTTGGGTTTCATCTCCCGACCCGTCATGCCCAGCGCCGCACCACCGATGAGGGCTTTGTCCGCGTCGTCGCCGTGCAACACCGGCACACCCTTGGCGATCTCCTGACGCACACTCTCGACGAGCTGCCCGATCCGACCCAACTCGTGGTTGGAGTTGATGACCTCTTGTTGGGCGGTGCCGTCCCCGGCATCCTTGACCGCCACCGGGCCAGAAGGCATCTGACCCTTCTCGGTCAACGACGCCAGATCGGAGTCGGTGAGCTTGACGACAACGGCCGATCCCGCTGTGCCCGAGTTCATCTTCTCGCGCGCCTCGTCGGCGGGCACGTTCATCTTGCCCGCAGCGTTCTCGGCGAACTCGGCATCCTTGTCGGCAGCGGACTTGGTGTCCTTGGGTTTGCCGGTGTCGGGATCGACAGTGTCGGGGTCGACTGTCTTCTTGGGGTCGGAAACCGTGGAGTCCTTGGGTTTGTCGTTGTCGTCGGTGCCCCGGTTGGTGCCCTCTGCCTCCTTGGACGTGTTCTTGGCGGTCTCCAGTTCCTTGGTCTTGTCCTTCCCAGTAGTGGGATCAGTGGTGCCACCACCGGTCTCGGCTGGCATCGGGCTGGTGGCATCCACACCAAAGGCACGCGCGATGGGCGGTACGATGGGCGAGTTATCCCACCACTTGTCCTGCGACCTGTCGATGGCTTCTCCCACACCTTTGGCACGTTTCTTCGTCGCGAGAGCACCATTCTTGATTCCTCCGCCCACGGCTTTGGCGCCCCTGCCCATGGCCCCAAAGGCACTCTTGGTGGCACCCTTGGGGCTCTCGGTGAAGGCTCGTGCTGCACGACGGCCAGCCATGGCACCAGCCATACTCGGAGCCACAGCGTACTTCCCAGCGAACTTGCCTGCCTTAGCCACGGCACGGAACGGTGAGGTGGCCGATCCCGGACGCCACGCATCGTAGGCCTTCACCTTGCCCATGGCCTGCCGTGCCGGGGCGAGGGAGAGGTTGGCGGCAGAGTCCATCACCATTCTGAACGAGGATGTGTCGATCTTGAGGATCTGCTTGAGCAGCACCTCCATGACACGCAATCCCAGCAGTGTGGCGAGCACGGTGCGCCAGATGTCGGATTCCATACCCATCGACCCCATGCCCTTGCGCACGAAGCCGATGTCGAAGATGGGGGTGAGCATGAGGCTCACCACTGATATCGACAGGAAGTACAGGGTGATGATCGCCCCGAACAGTCCTTGCGCCAGCCGGGCTATGGGGATGGTGAGGACGAGCGGTTTCATCTTTTTGTGGATGCGTCTGGACGGCAGGATGCCGAACAGCAGCGCGAACGGCAGGAAGAACGACGCCATACCGGCAATGAGGGTGCCCACGAGCAAACCCAATGTGAGGGGCAGCAGCACCTTGGCGATGATCCACCCCACGACGATCATGACGAGTGCGACGAGCAATACGTGGATGTTAATCCCCGCGACGCCGTTGGCCTTATCCCAATACTTCTGGGCCTGCGGGGCGTCGTTGAACCACTCGCTGTAGTGCTTGGACTCCTCCGGTTCGTCCTTTCCAAAGATATAAGGGATCTTACCAATGAAGGAAAATAGGTCATTCCCTGGATGACTTCCGGCAGACGTGATGTAGCCGGTGTTCATGTTGTTGAGGGAATCAAAGTGGGAGGAATTGTAGAAAGGATTCCAATGAAAACTTCCGTCATCCTGCTTGACTTTTTGGTTCTCAAAATATGAGTATTTGGGATTACATATCTTTGTGAGGTTGCCCTTCTCTCCCAATCTTGCAAAGGCGTTACCTGATTCTTCTGGGGTCATTCCTCCATGGACTGTTTCGTGGTCAGGATCTGCTTGTGGGGTTTCACCCCCCAATGTCGCTCCGGTTTGAAGTTGGGCACCGGCAGGCTGTCCATTATCTTGAGATACACTCACCTTGTCTCTGCCCAAAGCTACAGTTGCGTACTTCCATCCAGAATCATTGAGGATATTGCGGTCTTTTATGTCTTTAAGCAGGACAATTCCGCCATCCTTGCCGTGACCATTTCCCCACAACGTCCCCGCAGCATGATTGTTTCCGTAATCACATGCCGCAAAACGATACATGGAGGCAGGAGACTTGAAATACTGTGTGCGCGCGGCGCGAGAAGTCTTGTCGCTATCTTTGTCTTCAGAAAGATAGACGTCTTCATCCTTGAAATTGAAAATTCCCTTGGGAAACAGCCCTGCCGCGTTGGCGATCTTGTACTGCTCCTCCACGTCGATGTGGGGATCGGCGTCCGCCCACATGCACCACGAGTTCATGGTGGAGCGTCCCACCTGCGCCTCGGTGCCGTAGAGCGTGGACGCCACCGGTGCACGATAGACGTTCAGGAACAGATCGTCATAGGCGATCATCGTCGACACGATGGGGTCTTTGGCATTGCCGACCTTGTTCGTCGAGGGATCGGTGTGATACATCGCGTGCATCCCGTCGACGTAACGTTGGCACGTCGACCCCTTCTTCAACGCACTGGTGCGAGCACCATCGTTGATTCCCCGTGACACAGTGGACACGGCATTGGAGATGGAGCCGGAGATCGAGTCCACGACCTCGCCGGTTTGACCCACGACCCAGCCCATGCTCATGGGCTCAAGATCCTTCCAATTCGTGTTGAGATCCTTGTCAACATTGGCGTCGGACTTCACTGACATGCCCGTGAACAGGATGAAACACAGAATGGAGATGAGGAAGGTTTTGCGTTTGGGGCTCCTACCTCGCCCCGTGAGACGTTTGATGACAGCTGGTCCACTGGCGAGAAACAGGATGATGGTGAACAGGACCAACATGTTGACACCCGACCCGTCATCCTTGTCACCGAATGGCAGGACAAGGGTGACGTTCTCCACCGAATGGTAGACGAGACGGTAGAACTCGTCGGCCAACCCACCGATGATGTTGGCAAGGTTGGACGTGAGCACCATGCCGAAGAACAGGCACATGCCCATGAGCAGGAAGATCATCCCGCCAATACCCAACAGCAGGTTCCCGGCGAAGGCAATGGCGCTAGACACCGCCGCCTGAAACCCGGCGAAATAGGAAATCGGCTGGGTGGGGACGGTCGCCACCGACCATCGAATGAACGCAAGATACTGCGGCTGGAGTGGAATCGACCCCGCCCCCGACATGGCACCGGCAATACCGCCACCAACGTCACGGTGAGCCTCGCCCGCGACATGGGAGCCACCGTCTATGGCGTTGGCTGGCACGTGGCCACCCACACCTTGGGCGAACCCCGGCGAAGACTGCATGACCAGAAACATGATCGACAGCCCCACGACGATGACAAGGGCCACCCACGGGGAGATGTTTCGCCACACACGCACACCATTGCCCATGGTGCGAGCAGGGCTGTGCTCAGGATGCGATTCCACGGCGCTTCTTTCGGTCGTTGGCGGTTTCTTCGTGTTGATCGTCGAACAGGGCGGCGTTCAACTCCCGTTGACGCTGCCTGCGCAGCCGGGACTGGCGATGCCAGTCGGTTTCGATGAGGTCACTGGACAAAACGACATTCGGGCTGGTCCACACGACACCCTCGGACGTCTCACGGCGACCCCAATCGCGTGGAGACTGTGGAGAGTGCTGGGATGGTGCCGTACCCATCCACACCTTGCACGCCACATGCTTGCGTTTGCCCGTAGCGTAGGAGTCCGTCATGACGTGGCAGGTGCGCTGCCCATGGGACTTCCAGATGAGCTGCTCCACCGCCTTGTCCTGACGCACCTTGAAATAGGATGCCAGAGACTCACCCGATCCAAGGGCCGAACCGGCCTTCTCCTTGCGATACGGGTTGGTGCGCTTGGACATCTCCCGACCCACGAGAACGGCAACGAACGGGCCGATAAAAAAGGCATAGAACGGACGGAAATAGTTGTGTACTGCTGGGATGACCACGGCGGCCTTGAGCACGAACCACAGGATGACACAGGTGGGGATGAGGACGACGATGGACCAGAACACGTCATCCCAGTCCCAGCGTTTCGTGGTGGATCCGATGCGGTGTCGCCGCTGATCCTTCACGAACACCGGGTTGAGATGGAACGTGGCATATCGCATGGCACGTTCGTACTCTTCATCCATCGCCATCCTCCTTGTGATGGGTACTACTCCACGGTCAACGTCATGTCAGGGCATCATTCTCACTTCTTGCCGCCCGCACCGACAAGATCAAGGATGTTGATGGACTGGATGATGTCGTACAGCCAATTGACAAGACCCGGCAGAACCTGGATGTTCGCAAGAATGGTGATGCTGAGGATTGTCAGGGCGATCTGCCCCAGTCCACCCCTCTGACGTTGACCTCCTCTCTTGGACATGAAAGTGTGACGCGCGATGATGGAGACAATGAGTGCCAATGTCGCCAAACCAGCAAGAAGGTGACATACGTGGGTAAGGCCATTGCCGGGTTCCCAGTCGATGACATTCCCATTGGCGCCGGAGGCCATCGGGGCGAGGAGCGGGGCTATGTTGGCAACGAGAGGAGTCATGGTTGTACCGCCTTTCGGAAGGAGGGTCGAAGGTCACGGGGTAAGGCCCATGTCGTCCATAGCATACGACATGTTGGAAGATCCTCCTCCCACGCCCGAATATCGTTCACTTGACGACCGGGACGGCCTCGACGAACACGTTGTCGGGGAAATGGTTGTGCACCGGTTCACCGCCGCAGGTGATGAGCACGAGACGACGAGGCCCCTTGTCGGACCACAATTCCTGCGGAAACTCGGTGCGGGGACGCACATACACCTTGTTGACCAGCCACTTCTGGGTTTTGCCGTCCTCGTTCTTCGTCCACACCACCATGCCTGCGCGTGCCTGCGACAGATGGTGGAAAGCCCCCCAGTCATCACCCCACGCCACATGGCCGGTGACCGTCGTCGGGCCGTGGGTGCCGCCCACCAACGGTGCCGACTTGGTCCACCACGCCGCATCGGCGGGATCAGAGGGAATGTCCATGGACCTCTGCCCCTTGACCGTGGAGAAGGTGGAGACGTCACGCACCGGGGCGAGAATCGTGAGATCGGGAATGAGAACCGAGTTCGGCTCCATGTCACCCGGCCCCAACTTGCTCATGGGTTTGCCCTCGACACGCAACGCACTGTCCGGGTCGAGAGAGAACGTCGCCGAGGGCTCGGGTGCCGACAGTTGCTCGCCGTTGTGATCGGCGCCATGGAGGATGAGACCGGCACCGATGAGACCAACAATGATGAGGGCCGCCATGATGATACCCACCATCGACCCCGAGGAATCCTTCTTCGCTGACCGACGGGACTCCTCGGGTGAGGCAAACGCGGCCAACACGTCATCCTTGGTGTCCGGGCCACCATCATCCGGGCCAGGATCGGGTGCCGCCTTGCCCCCATCGGCGAAGATCGACTCATAGTAGTCATCGTCGGCGGCACGACGTGCCGGACGATGAACGCTCGCATCCTGCTCGTCCGGCTCCGGCGATGAGAATCCCCTGCGTGGTGTGTCGCTCACTTGAGCCTCCTACGCAGTCCGAACAGCCACGAATGCCCGCGCGGAGGTTTCTTGCGGGCACCACCAGCGTTGAACCACGCATCGATCAGCGGATCCATGACGATGTCGTTGAGTGCGAAGGCGATGTTCTTCTTCGCCTGCATCCACGCCGAGGCACTGATGAGCTCCTCGTGTCTACCAGCCCAGTTGTTCACCCACTCGGCGTAGGTGTTGAGATGCCCGCACGGCTCGAACGACCCCAACAGGCCCTCGTCGATGATGTCCTCGTACTCCTCCAACGACGTCTTGTTGAGAAACACTCTCAGATTCACGGGGTTGACGCCGTTGCCACCGGCACCCATCGGGGCAGTGATGGCCTTGGCGGAACGGTGAATGTCGCCAATACCGTCGGCAGGGTTGCCCACGAGAATGATGCTCGTGGCCGCCTGCATGAGCTTCATGTTGAGATTGTCATCATTGCTGGAGATCGTCGGGGCGTCGACGAACACGATGTCACCCTTGCGGGCAATGTACTTGACAATGTTGGAAATGGCGATGGACACCATGCGCGGATTACGCACCGTCGTGTCATAGGTGGAGGGAATGACCTTCAACCCCGTGTTCGGGATCGTGATCGCCGACTGCTCGATGGCGCTGGCCATGATCTGCTCGGCATGGGCAGGGTTGCGCTGACTCACCTCACGGGCCAACACCACCTCCGAGGTGCCCACGGTGGCGTGATCCGAGATGTGCTCCTTGAGCCGCTCCTCGAACTTGGGGTTCTGATAGTCGGACTCCACCAGCCACACCGTCGGCTCCTCGTCACCGTTGCGGGAGCGTTTGCGTGCCGAATTGTGCACGGCGGAGAGAATGTTGGCCATGTGCCATGACAGGGTTGTCTTGCCCACACCACCCGAGGCACCGGTAATCATGACAACTTTGGCGTTCGTCCTGCCCGTGATCTGCTCGATGGATGACGCCGCACCGTCGGTGTAGCGCACCATGGCCTGATACATCTCCTGCTCATGGGCCAGTTCCTTCGAGTCCATCGGGGCCAGCGAGGTGTCCGGGTCCTGAATGAACGATCCACGACGATCATCGTCATCATCTGAATACCGACGATCGTCACGATAACGGTCCTCGTCGTACCAATCACGACGTGACCGTGGCTCGTCATAGTTCCGATCATGTCCATAGCCACGATCATCGCGGGGATAGTCATGACGATCGCGGTCATTGTCGCGACGACGGTCACGATCCCACGCCTCACGGTCGTGGCGGTCGTCGCGATAGTCGCGATCATCCCTCCCGCGCGGATCCGGGCGGCCACGAGAACCGTCACGCTCGGGCTCACGAGATGGTTCCGGGCGACGTGAGACCGGAGCCTCCAAGGGCGGCCATTCGGGCTGCCGAGACTGCTGTGGCGGCTCCGGTGCCGGTGCCGGAGGTGCAGGACGTGGGCTGGAGCTTCGAGAACTGGGCGGTGGTGCCAGCGGGGCCGGAATGGACGACCCCAGCGTCGATGGAGACTCATCCCACTGGGAATCCCCCTTCGACTCACCGGGCCAACCGGACTCCGGTATCGGCGTCGCGGGGCGATCGGTGTCGCGCAACCGCTTCGGCTCGGATTCCTCGGGTTTCTGAGACGGTTCCGGCTCCGGGTCAGGGGCACGCCGAGATTCTGGCTCCGGGTCGGGGATGGCAGGCTCCGGGTCGGTCTGGGGCTTTGGAGGGTCGGGTACAGGTTCCGGTGTGGGGGCAGGATCCTGCGGTGCGGGATCGGAATCAAACCCCACCGGCACACCGAACGGATCGGGAATCTCCTCCGGCCCGGACGGTGCAGGCTCCGGCTCGGCATCATCGGCCGGGGCGTCGCCACCGAACAGGGCGGCAAAATCGTCATCCGAGAAGGAATTGTCCCCTTGCGGCCACGGATCGCCATCCAACCACGCCTCCACCTCGGAGGTGGAGTGGCCGGGCTGCCATTCCACCGTGGGTGTGCATACACGGGCACCGATACGGCCGAGATTGTTCGCATTGCCACGGTCGGAGTCACCACACCCCGGATGGAGGACGACAGTGATGCCCGTGGCCGAGAAATGCGGCTTGCCGTCCTTGACACTGCGGTCGATACGACCCGTCTTGGCAATGGAGGGAACGTCTGCAAAGGTGTCGCCCTCCTCGGTGCCCACGGCGTCACGAACGTCCGGCAGGGCTGAGTCGTCGGGGAACCCGACCAGTGCGACAAAGGTCATGAGTCATTCCTTGCAGGTGGCATGGACATGTGGCCCACACAGCTTTTCTCTCTACTTGGAACCGATAGTAGCCGTCTGATCCTGGCCAATGCTACTTTTCCGTGCCTCATCGTCGCGACGGATTGGCATCCTTGGAGTCGTTGTTGGCAGCCGTGTCGTGGGTGGCGGCGAAGAAGTCCGCCATCGACGACACTTCCAGAGAGAAGTCGGCCAAATCCTTCTTCAACATCTCCTGATCGCGGTTCTCCTGCCCCTCCTTGTCGGTACGGGCGGCGTTGAGTTCCCGCTCCGGGAAAGGACCGGAAATGACCGGACCGGACCATTCCAGACCGGGAATCTCGTCGTGATACCACGCACGCGGAATGACATTGCCACGCCCGTTCTTGCCCGGCTTGGCACCCATGTTGGCGATGAAATTGCGCATGGCGTCGCTGCGCGGCTGATTCGTCAGCTCATAGAACCAGTCGAAGTCGGCGTCGTTGTTGCGGTTGATCGCCATGATGAGATACCGGGACACGAACCCGCGCACCGTCTCCGCCGACGACGAGGAATCACCCACGGTACCCAGCCAATCGGTGAGGTTCTGCGAGGCAAGGATGAGGGCGATGTTCGCCTGACGCCACTCTCGACCAGCCCGGTCGAGATCGTCCATCGTCGACTTCACATGCCGCAACGGATAGGATTCGTCCACGACAACAGCACCGCCGGTGCCCTTGACCTGCTGGGTGGCATATTTGAACACCGTCGACACCGAGTTCACCATGGACAGCTCGGAGTCGTCGTATTCACTGGGCGACTTGCCCGAGGTGGGCAGCGACATGGAACGGTCCCACTCCACGAGCACCGAGCGGCCCTGACGCAGCCGCTCGGAGAGTTGCGTGTCGGACTTGTTGCCCACGAAGGCGATCCAGAACGGGTCGGTGACCAGCGCATTCGACAGCCACTCCATCGCAGGGCCGTACGACAGCGGCTCAGTGCGCTCCTCACCGGTTCGATTGTTGCCGAAGAGAATGTCGTGCGTCGTGCGATTGTAGGGGCTGCGGCACCGCTCCAGAATCTCACGGGAGATCTTCGCACGAATCATCGCCGACTCCGAGGCGTCACTCATGGAATAGATGCGCATCGACGAGAACAGCATGTCGGAGATGAGCGCCGAGATGTCGTCGGGCGACGACAGGAACAACTTGGGGTCCAGTGTCCCCGGATTGTCCATGAGGAAATCCTTGTTCATGGAGATCGTGTAGCCGCCGATGAGGTCGAACACCGGTTTGAGGGACCCCTCCTTCTTGAGGTTGAGGAACCAGCCGGGCAAACCCTCATACGATGCCTGACAGATGATCTGGATCAACGTCTGGGTCTTGCCCGAGCCGGGCCGCCCCGAGCACAGGATGATCGGTGGGGCGTTGTACTTGCTCGCCGCATCCAGCGGCGTGTAGATCTCGCGATACTCGTTGCCCGCCGGGGACAGACCCAGCCAGATACCCGAATCCGCCGCCGGACGGGTGGATCGGTACAGCCCACTCATGGCGATGAACCCCGCACCCAGCACGTTGGAGGTGCGTGGACGGGCACGGTTGCCCCGAGGGACACGCATGACACCGTGCGGGAACGCCGGAAGCGTGGAGAACAGCGCATCGGACTGCCGGTCACGCAAATGCAAAGGTTCGATGGCGTGCTGATTCTTCAACGTCTGGAACAGGTCGTTCTCCCGGCCAGGCTCGGGCACCTTCGTGCCGATGACAACCTCACAGTTGTCGACCACCGCGTGACGCCACTGCTTCGTGGCCTCCCGACCCATCTCGGTCACGTTGATGATCTGCTTCATCTCCTCGGAGATGTCCTGCTCGTTCTCCTTGAAGTTGCGGGCACGGGTCTCCTGCTGACGTGTCAAGAACTTGGAGATGGTGCGCTCGTTGCGTGACCCCATGAGGTTGTCCATGACGTCTGGGGCGCGAATCTCACCACGAATGTTGACACACACCACCCCATGTGCCGGGTTGTACAGCGGGGAGGCCCACGGCATCGCCGGGGAGAGCGGATCCTGCAAATGGGTGAGATTGTCCGGGCGCAGGGCGTGGAACATGACCTCGCCACAGGCGGGAAGGATCATCGACATGCCGTCGACGGTCTCCTTGGCCCGTGTCGTCTCCAACGTCTTGGACACCCCGTAGTGCGGAATGTCCACGCCATACCACGCCGTCAAATTACGGTAGTCGTCGGGATTGGTGTCGAAATTGAGTCCGGTGAATCCACATCTGGCGAAGATCTTGTTGACGTCCGCCAGATCCTTCTCCATCCTCAACCATTCGGTCTGTTCGGGGTGGAGCTTGTCGTTCCACCACTCCTGAAGGTTCTCCCGCACACCTTGGGGCTGATAGAACGTGTCGTTGGTGAGCAGCTCCACACCGACATAGGTGTTCCATGCGGGCTTGTTGAACTGCACACTCACCCGAGCCATGTAGTCCTTGTGTTTGGGGGAGAAGTCGTGGGGCGGAACGATGCCGCTCCAACTTGTTGCCGCCGTCTGGGAGTGGAACCTGCGCCTGACGTCGGTGCGCACCGAGTCGGGTTGGGTGTTGATGGCCAACGAGTCGATGAGGTCGACCATGAAGAACTGATTGTTCAACGCCTCCATGGGGTCGGTGAGCCATTCGGTCTGCACATCGGTGGGGGCACGGAAATACTTCCACAGCCGCCCCGTCTCACGCTCCCGGAAGATCCCGTTGGTCAGACACAGATCCCACGGAACCGGTTCGACATAGGTGTCGGACATCTCGTTGACCGGCCCATACCCGGCACCCCGGCTACGACGGTAACGCTTCTCCATGGTGGAGACGAAAAACCCGTTCTTCGACATGAAACCTCACTTCGGCTGGGAGTCGTCACCGTCGTCGGGGGTGGCACCGGCGACGGGCTGGGGGATGGAATCGACACCGTGACGTTTGTCGGTCTGCAACGCATTGCCATACTTCTGCAAATCCGGCCAGGACCCCACCGGACCCCACGCCACGACATGTGGATTGCCCGACTCCGCATCCGAGAGCAGAATGTCCATCGTCTGCTGCGTGTGGAACGCCGTGCGCTCGGTGACGACATCCTCCTTCTTCTTGGTGGCCTCGGTCTTGGTCATCGACCACGACACACGGGCGATGACCTCGGCGTCCTCCTTGGCCTCACTGGCCTGCACGGAACGCCACTTCACCCACTGCACCGACATCGAGTCGTCATCCATCGACCATCCCGGGGAGGCAAATCCACGATAGGCCGATGTTGTCGACGGATCCCCGGTGGCGGCCTTGAGATCTTCGAGATTGTTCGACGACCACGCCTTCGCCCATGTCGTCACCTGCGTGTCGATGGCGGGATTCTTCACGGCGTTGGTCTTGGGAAGCTCCTTCTTGGCGTCCTTGGCCTCACCCTGCCGGTCGATGGTTGTGAGTGTCGGGGCAGCCATGAGCACCGGCAGGGAGTCGTCGGGTTCGGAGACGTAGAGCGGAATGGTGACGAGCACCGTACCCGTGTTGTGCTCCAACTGCGCGGAATAGGTGAGGGTTTCCATCGTCCCGCCGTCGTGGACGATGTGGCGTTGACCGGAGTAGAACGAGATGTGCGACAGACGCGGCGGCTTGTCAACCGTCGTCACCTTGGCGTTGGGATTGGGGTTGGCGGGATTGTTCGGGGCAGGGTTGGCTGCGGTGGCACCGATACCCGACGGCCCGGAAGGAGTGGTGTTCGTGTCGGCATCGGAAGTGGTGTCGGAGTTGTCGGTTGTGTCGTCCGAGGGCCACGACACACCATCACTCAACCCCACCGGGGGAGGATTCTGGGTGTACCACGCCTCGATGATCGCCTGACCCAGACCGGCGTAGCGCACCGGATAGGCGGGATTGTTCAACGTCTTGGTGCGCTCGTCCAATGCCCGTGTCGTTCTGGACACCCGAGGCAGGTAGAACACGGCGAACAGGAAGGTCACCATCATCACGAAGATGAGCAGCCACCCCGACCATCGCACGAGCTTCACCTTCAGCGGGGTCTGAGCCACCTCCTTGACGATGGCGTTCTTGACCTCGTAGGAGTTGCGGACGTGATCGGCGTAGCGCGCCTCATCACCGTAATTCTTGCGTTTCTTGCTCAACGATTCTCCTTCGACATCTCAGAAGAATATCTTGACGACGCAGGCGAGAATCACGGCGAGGATGATGAACGCGGCGAACACCACGAGAACGTGAACCCGTCTACCGGCGACGATCAGCGGGATGCGTTCGGTCGCCTCGGGGTCCTCACCACCGAACATCGCCCGCTTCGCACGGGTTCTGCCCGGCTCGTCCTCCACATCGTCGGGGCGACGTGACCACGCGAAATACATCGACGAGTCCGGCACCTCGTCGGCCTTGGGGGTCAGGGTGTGCCACCACGGGATAAACATCTGTGTCCACCACGGGATGAATGCCTGTGTCCACCACGTCCGCACCGTCTCACGCCATCCGTGTTCGTGGAGCATGCGACGCCACTGGCCCTCCTCGGATGCGGTGTCGTCGGGGTCGGTGGCGTCGGTCTGCCCATCCGGCGGTGACAGGGGCTCGGGAATGGCATTGTCGAACGACATGGCATCGTTCTCAGGCTCGGGGTTGTCCATGGCACCATCCATCGTGTGAAGCTCAGGGTTGGTGCCATCGTATCGAAGCGATTTGCCGCGTCGCCAATTCAGAATCGTGGGCTAACCATGAGCCAGAATGCCGCTGCGGTGGTGGCCACGGCAAGAATCGTGAGCAGTGGAGCCGTGACATGCTTCTCCCGCTCTCCACCAGCGGGGCCGTTGATGTTGCAGCGCAGCACCACGGGCGAGAACGGTTTGAGCCATGCCAGCCCTTGTTCGGTGAGCATGTCACCCACACCGTGCAGGGCCATGCCCAGAGCCATGGCGGCACCCATGGTGCGAACCGGCCAGAACGAGTACTGACACAGCGGCAGGCAGGCGAAGAACACAAGAATCGAGACGATGTGTCCGGCGGAGGTGTGGATGACACCGACCATGCCCGCCAGCATGGCGAGGCTGGAGGAGAACAGCACCACCATGAGCAGCCGTGACCACAGAATCGTGTAGCCGAGAATCGTCACCGCACCGGGCAGCATCGACAGTCCCACACCGGCAAGCCCGAACACCACGGCGGTGAGCAGCCAGTGCGACGCCCCTCGATGTTCATGGAAGAACACCCTGAAGATCGACGTCGTCACCGGGTGGGCGCGAGAGATCGTCGAGGTGCCCAGATCGGCGTCGGGCACAAGGGAGAACAGGGCCACGATTGGCAACAGGACGGCGTACTGGAGGGCATCGGTCCACGGCACCATCCATGCCGAGGTGCGATGCGAGGCGGTGAGAAGAATGGATGCCGTGGAGGTGGCCGTCACCGCCAAGGCGACGTGCTGCTTTCCCATCATGATGACAATGATCCTTTCGTGGTGTGTGGGTCTCAGGCGGTGGCGAGCTTGGATTGCACGTTGCGGCACTGGATGACGTCGTACAGGTTGCCGCTTTCGTCGATGGTGGAACTCATGAGGCGAACCTCGCCGAACTGTTCATCGACGATGAGCTGCGTGGCGTCGTCGTGGGCAAGGAAACCGTCGTTCATGAGACCGACGAGTTCGGACTGCTCGGTGATGGTCCACATGGAGGCACCGTTGGCAAAGGCGTGGCGCACGCGGTCGGTGAAGGTGTCGTGGTTGTCGTCGTGGGATCTCCAGCGCAGGACACTGGAGATGAGTCCGTCCTCGCACAGGATGACGCGTGCCAGACCGAGACGGTCGGTGTCGACGTTGATCGAGATGATGCGTTCCATGATTTCTGCTCCTCGTGGTTTGTGATGACTTCATCATAAATGATGGTGGAGCACAAATCAAATCGAAACAACAACAGGGCCCCGAAAGCCTTCCACAGACTTTCGGGGCCCTGCCACTTTCACAACCCGTCCCAGAGGGACGCACCACGCCACGGGAGAATCGTCGCGCCTATTGACCTGCCATGCGCTGACCGACCAATACGGTTTACATCGTATATGCCCGATATTGCTCACGCAAGCTCGAACACGTGTTCATTACCCATCGTCACAGACACAGCCTCGGCAGTGGCACAGATCAACAAGGATGGTTCGGTCAACATCGGCATAGATCGGTGCACGACACGGACCATCGTGGGTTGTGAACAGTTGCCAGTCAAGGTGTGACTAGTTGACTCAAGCACACTATGGCACTATCATAGGTGGTATGAATCTCAAGGAATGGGCAGGAGAGTGCGCGGGATTTTTATCAGACCGCGCTGCGGTGGTATCACCGTGGACTCATGCCCGTTCCCGTGCATCGAGTGGGAAGACTCGCCCTCGTTGATTTGCCTTTCGGGGAATCGACTTCCGAGCCGATGGGGGCGGTTATGAATGACCGCTGAATCCGCTGCCCCGAAACTGGACAAGAACGACCCCGACGTCATTGTTCGCCCCTACAGGTTTGCACTGAAACCCACGGCGTCGCAGGATCGGAAACTACGTCAGCACACGGGTGCATCGAGGTTTGCCTACAATCGTCTCATTGCCCAGTGGCGTGAAGACATCCACACTCGCACCGAAGAAAAAGAGCGTGGTGTCCCCGAGGACGAAT